ATATTATAAATAGAACTGTAATATTATTTGTGCAAATGGAGAAATTGATAAATGCAAGGTTTCAAGACCTTCCTTTCGGAAGCAAAAGTTAAAGCAGAGGATTATGAGGCAGCCATAGTTATTGGTTGGTACGAGTTACATGAGCGTGAACTCGACTCTAAGTCTGGCATTACTGATAAGACGTTAAAGGTTTTAAAATCAAATCCAGAAGTATTAGCATCTGGTAAACGCATTGCAGAGTATGTTCTTAAAACAAACTCAAGTCTTGCAGGCGCCCAAGCAGAACAGTATGGTAGAGCATCTACTAAGTTAACTAAGTTCTGGGCTTCACACGGTGCAACAAACAAAACTCCAAAAACAGATATACTAATTGGGAACATGCGTTTCTCATTAAAGATTGGTGCTGCCCAACTCATGTCTGGTGGTAAATCCGAATCTAGTGCGACATTCTATGCAGCGGTAAAGAATACATCAAAAGAACTTTCAACAAATAAACAATTTAAAAAGGTTGAGGGTATCTTAGAATCATTTGTCACAAATACTCTTGCTCCAGGCCAATTGCGTGGAATAATTAAATCTGGTGAAAACGAAGTTGTTAACGCTGGAGAAGCTGCACACAAACAATGCATGACTGAACTAGGAATGTTATTTGAACAATCAAAAGAATTTAAGGTTGCCTTTGCTCGTGAAGCAATGTCTGGTTTTGAAAAGTTTGGAGAGAGTGATGCCGCAGCCGCAGAGTATATGTTAGTATCTTCTCACGATGGTAACAGTGTAAAAATTAAAAGTGTATACGATGATGAGTACTGTTCTTACATTGCAGACAAAATGAAACTACAAGCAAGATTTAAAACATCATCTCGTAAATTAAAGAAAAAGAAAACAGGTGAATATAATTTTTGGAGTGTTATCTCTTTGATTGTTGATGCAATGGATGAAGATATAGATGCATATAATAACGGTGAGATTCTTACTGAAATTCGTTTGTTTAAAAATCTTACTGCAAAGGTAAAAGGATTCTTTAGTAAAGTTTGGAAAAAAGCATCTGCATTCTTCAAAAGAGGTACGTTTGCAATGATGAAGTTTTTAGGTGCAGAGCCTGATGTTAATGTAAACAAGGATATTACCTTTGATTAATTTTAGTAAATACATAACCGAAGATAAGGGTGGAAAGAATTTACACCTAGAACATATCGAAGATGAGATTCTCAACTTTGGTGTGCCAGGCGGTAGAGCTGCAATTAACTTTGTTCGTTCTCTTAGAGATATGTTGGCAGGTGCATCACGTTCATCTGTAAACATGACTGTTAAGTGGGATGGTGCTCCTGCAATCTTTGCTGGTATCGACCCAGAAGATGGAAAGTTTTTCGTTGCAAAGAAATCAGTATTTAATGCAACACCAAAATTATACAAGACAGCAAAAGAGATTGATGATGATGGATTATCTGGTTCATTGAATAGTAAGTTTAAAGTTGCACTTGCAGAATTTTCTAAGTTGGGTATTAAAGGTGTACTTCAAGGTGACTTGATGTGGACAGATGATATTGAAACAGATACTATTGACGGAGTGCGTTACTATACATTCCAACCTAATACGATTGTATATGCTGTTCCTATTGATAGTGATTTTGGTAAACAGATTAAAGCATCCAAAATTGGAATTGTATGGCATACAACTTATACTGGTAGCGCACTACAAGATATGAAAGCATCATTCGGTGTAGATATTAAAGGATTATCTAATCCAACATCTGTATGGATGGATGACGCAACTTATAAAGATGTTGCTGGTAAAGCAACGATGACTGAGAAAGAAACAGAAGCAGTTACTAAATCTTTATCTGGTGCTGGTAAAACCTTCCAAAAAATTAATTCTGGTATGTTGAATAAGTTCTTAAACATACAAAACAAGTTTACAGGAAACATTGCTGGTGCATCGTTAAAGACATATTACAATAGTAAAGTAAGACAAGGTAAACCAATCAATAATCCTAAAGCACATGCAAAGGGATATGAGAAGTGGGTATCTGATACTTACGACAAAAGAATTAAAAGTCTCAAAACAGAGAAGTCTCAACAAAAAGTTGAGAATGAAAAGAAAGAGATGTTACGAGAACTAAAGAAACACACAAAGAATTTAGAACAGGTTATCTTGTTTCAGAACTATCTAATTGAAGCAAAGATGGGCATTGTTAAGAAACTAAATAGTGTTAAGCAATTAACTGATACATTTATTAGAACTTCTAATGGTTTTAAAGTAGTTAACCCAGAAGGGTTTGTTGCCATTGACAGAGTGAGTGGCAATGCAGTAAAGTTAGTTGATAGAATGGAATTTAGTTTTAATAACTTTACAGCAATTAAGGCATGGGACAGATGAAGAAATTTAGTGAATTAACATCTGAGTTGACTGAAAAGAAAGCAGTCAGTATGCAACAAAGACGTGCTATGGGTAGACGAATGGCGAAGATGGCAAAGTCATCTGCATTCAAAGCTAAGGTTGCACGAAAAAGAATGAAACTTGCAACTCCAGAGATGTTACATAAACGTGCATTGAAAGCTGCAAAGGCAATGATACTTCAGAAGTTTGCTGGGTTAAGTCCAGCAAAGTATATGCAATTACCACCTGCTGCAAGAGTAGAGATTGATAATCGTATTGTTGCAAAGAAGGGTGCTGCGATTCAAAAGATTGCAAAAAAGTTAATGATAAAACTTAAAAAACAAGAATTAGAAAGATTAAAAAAAGTGCGAGAGGGCGGAAAGAAATGAAGAAGTTTTCTGAAATTATAGAAGCTCGTGGAGATACTGCTGTATTTACTTTTGGTAGATTTAATCCCCCGACTACTGGACATGAAAAATTAATGGAAGCGGTTGCTAAACAAGCAAAGAAAAACTCTGCTCCTTATTATATTTTTGCATCTCATTCAGAGAACGCAAAGAAAGACCCTCTACCTTATGCAAAGAAACTTGCATACATGAAGAAGATGTTTCCAAAACATGCAAGAAGTTTGGTTGTAGATAAAGCAAGAAACGTATTTGAAATTGCAGTTACACTACACAACAAAGGACATAAATCAATTGTTATGGTTGTGGGTTCTGACAGAGTTTCAGAGTTTGATGCACTACTAAACAAATACAACGGAACTGAAGCAAGACACGGTTACTATGGTTTCGATAACATTGAGGTTGTATCTGCTGGTGAAAGAGACCCAGATGCAGAAGGTGTTACTGGAATGTCTGCATCTAAAATGAGAGCAGCTGCAGTTGCAAATGATTTCGACCAATTTAAACTTGGACTGCCTAAAACTTTTAAACAGGGAATGTCTCTATTTAAAGATGTTCGTAAGTTCATGGGGGTTCGTGAATCTTTTGTTCCTAGAACAAATGTAATGACAGACGAAGATGTTGTTCGTGATTTGTATGTAGAAGGTAAACTATTTGCTATCGGTGATATTGTAGAAGATAATTACACAGGTGTTTCTGGTGAAGTTGTTCGTAGAGGAACTAACTATATTACTTTTGCAGAACAAGATGGAACACTACACAAAAAATGGTTGTACGAAGTAAAACAAGATAAAGATATTAAGGACAGAAAAGGTACTGAACCAGCAAAGTATTATGCAAAAGATGCTGATGGTGATGCAATGTCCAAATCTACAAAACAAAAACGTGCGGCACACTTTGCAAAGAAAAAGGATGGCCCTGCTCCAGGCGATGGACATGCAGAAACAAAACCATCTAAAAGTACAAAGAAATTTAAAGACATGTTTGGTGAAGAAGACCCATGTTGGGATACACATAAACAGGTTGGAACTAAGAAAAAGAATGGCAAAGAAGTTCCTAACTGTGTTCCTAAAGAGGAGTTTCAGTTAGACGAAAAGATTGAAGGACTTGTTACTAAAGCAGAAAAGTCTGGTGTACCTTATGGAATTCTAAAGAAGGTATATGACAGAGGAATGGCTGCATGGAAAACAGGACACCGCCCAGGCACTACACCACAGCAGTGGGCATTCGCAAGAGTTAATTCGTTTCTTACAGGTGGTAAGACACGAACAACTGCTGACGCAGATTTATGGAAACAGGCAAAAGGTAAGAAAGAAGAGAGTGAAGATTCTCGTGAAATCGGAACTGATGCCTCTAGAGAAGAAAGGCAGAAAATGACTCCTGGCCAGAAAGTAATCTCATTCAAAGAACATTTGAATTGTGGAACACCAGATTGCTGTAACGAATGTGCAGAATCTAGTTTAATTGAATCCAACCAATACAGGGTTGGTTCAGAAAAGTATTACGATTTTTTTAATGAAAAACGAGACCTTTATGAGAGAGGTGAACTAAGTCCAGTTGGTTTTGACAAAGAACTACTGGAAGGTGATATTGGCAAATACGCTACTTATGATGGTAATCATGTTCCTCTAGACTGTCCTATGATAGAAGAGGAAAAGGATGTGGAACTAAATAAACCAAAGGTTGGTGGGCCTAAGAAATACTATGTGTATGTTAAAGACCCATCAACTGGTAACGTAAAGAAAGTTACATTTGGTGATACAAGTGGTCTAAAAGTTAAGTTGGATGATAAAGAAGCAAGAAAATCATTTGCTGCTCGTCACAACTGCGACCAACAAAAAGACAGAACCAAAGCAGGGTATTGGAGTTGCAATCTTCCAAGATATGCCAAGCAACTTGGTTTGAGTGGTGGGGGTAACTTCTTTTGGTAAACCCATACACTGATTTGATGGAAACGGATTTTATCCTAAGAGAATTTCAACATGACGTTGATGAGGATGAATTAGTTTGGCATCGTGATAGAAGTGATAGAGAGATTGCAGTTATGTCTGGATTTAATTGGAAATTACAGATGGACAATGAACTGCCTGAAGAACTGAAGCAAGGTAGAGTATATCATATTAATAAAATGGTTTATCACAGATTAATAAAAGGAAGTGGTAGACTACTACTTAAAATTAGGGAAAAGTAAAATGACAAGTATAAGATATAGTACAACAATGAGTGAATCCCTTGCAGCAGTGCGTGAAGGATTCTCACCAAAACAAATTAAGATGGCAATCGGCATTGCAAATGACCCACGTTACAAAGGTGGTAACTATAGTGGTGCAGTCAAGCAGATTGAGAAAATCAAAAAGGGATTGTCTAATCACAAACAGGTTGCTGCTGTTCTGAAAAGATTAAATACAGATTTCGACCCAGAGATTAAAGATGATGACGAAGAAGTAACTGAATCGTCTGCTGCTCGTAGAGATGCAATGCGTCATGGTGCTGGTGGTAGGAGAGGAATCGACCCTGCTGACAGAGATGATGTAAAGGCAACTGATAAAGATAAAGAACTTGCAAAGAAGAATATGATTATGCAATTGCGTAAATCAAAGGACACTAAAGGCAACTTCTCTTTGGAATTCCAAGATGGTAAGAAACAAAAAGTTGACCCTAAGTTTGTTGAGTTGTTGTTGAAAGCACATGACATGATTCAAAAACCTAGAGACAAAGAACAGTTTGTTCAAATGATTTCTAAGTCATATCGTGATATGCTCAAGACTGCTAAGATGGTCTCAAAACAACTTAGAATGGGAGAAGAGATTACTTTAGACGAAGAGATTAAACCAATTCAGTGGCCATCACAACCACTTGAAGAAGGACGTATGAAAGAACTTCATGGTTACATTGACAAAGGTATGTCTGCACAAGATATTGCTAAGAAGATGAAACTTGATGTTAAAACAATCCAAGCACTAATGGATGAGACTGACATTGAAGAAGAAGTTGAAATTGATGAGATGAAAATGGATGACCCTAAGTTGAATAAAATATTCGACAAACTAAAGAAGGGGCAAACAATCAAACTCAAAACTAGTTCTACTATCAGTAAAGGTAAAGACTTTGTTGAGTACATTGTTAAATCAAAGAACACTGTAAACAAAGGTAGAGTTGAAAAAGTTACTCTTGTAACTAAG